TTGCTGAGCCATGAGAGCCAGTCGCGGTATGGGGGTCATGAACCCCGGCAAAATGCCAAAGAAGGGGCGCCGCAAGGATGACCCCGACAGCTTTGACATGTACGCCGAGGGCGGCAAAGTCGGCCTCTACGACAACATCAATGCCAAGCGCAAGCGCATCGCAGCCGGATCTGGCGAGAAGATGCGCAAGCCTGGGAGCAAAGGTGCCCCAACCAAGCAGGCTTTCGTTGAATCGGCCAAGACGGCCAAGAAACGGTAACGGTGTTACGGTGTGGCCAATCATCTGCGCAAGGAGCGGCGAAGGCAAAACCCTCCGCATCAGCCTCCTGCGCCGCCGCCCGTAAACCCACCGGAGAAGCCCAATGACAACGACCGGAACGACATCCTTCAACCTAGACCTCGCCAACCTCATGGAGGAGGCGTTTGAGCGCGCGGGTGGGGAGATTCGGTCTGGCTACGATGTGCGCACGGCTCGCCGCAGCCTCAACCTGCTGACCATTGAGTGGGCCAACCGGGGCATCAACCTCTGGACGATTGAGCAGGGCCAGATCCCCATGAATCAGGGGCAGATTGCCTACCCTTACCCGGCGGATACGATTGATCTTCTGGATCAGGTGGTGCGCACCCAGACTGGCATTGACCAGACGGACATCAACATCAGCCGGATCTCGGTGTCCACCTATGCCACCATTCCAAACAAAAACGCCCAGGGCAGGCCGATTCAGGTCTGGATCAACCGCCAGTCCGGCACGGTGTCGGCGAGCGGCCTGACGCTTTCTGGCGGCCTTCTTGCGGGGGTAACCACTGTTACCCTCAGTGCGGCGCCTGAAAAGTTCCCGGAGATTGGCTTCATCAACGTCGGCTCGGAAACGATCCAGTACACCGGCATCAGCGGCAACACTTTGACTGGGTGCTATCGTGGCCAAAATGGCACCACGGACGCCTCCCATGCTGGCGGCACACCGGTGTACCTGAACAATCTGCCGTGCGTGAATGTCTGGCCATCGCCCAATCAGGACAACTTCTACACCTTCGTGTACTGGCGCCTGAAGCGGATTGACGACGCTGGCAATGGCCGCGCCGAGCAGGACATCCCCTTCCGTATGCTGCCATGTTTGGTGGCCGGGCTGGCCTACTACATTTCCATGAAGATCCCCGAGGGTGCGAACCGAGTGGATCGCCTGAAGCTCGATTACGAGGAGCAGTGGCTGCTGGCCTCTGCTGAAGACCGGGAGAAGGCCGCCTTGCGGCTTGCCCCACGGCAGATGTTCTTCTGAGGTGACACATGCCGAACAGGTTTGCCTCGGGAAAATATGCAATCGCGGAGTGCGACAGATGCTCCTTCCGGTATCCGCTCAAGGTGCTGCGCTCGCTGGTCATCAAGACCAAGAACGTCAACCTGTTGGTGTGCCCAACGTGCTGGGAGCCGGATCAACCGCAGCTCCAGCTCGGCATGTACCCGGTGGACGATCCCCAGGCTCTGCGCAACCCGCGACCGGACACCAGTTATCTGGCCTCCGGCCTGAATGGAATTCAGACCGAAAACCTGACCGCCCAGACAACGAGCCAGCTCGCGTTTGGGACGCCAGAAGGCGGCAGCAGAATCATCCAATGGGGATGGAACCCCGTCGGTTTGAACAACCCCCTCAAACTGAGCGGATTGCAGGATAATTTGCAGGCAAGTGGGCAAGTTGGTTCCGTGTCCGTTTCGACTACTTAGGAGAAGCCATGAACAAGTATCTGTCCGGCGGCGATGTGAAAAAGGTTAAGACCATCGCCAAAGCCGAAGTCAAAGGCCACGAAGCCAAAATGCACGGCAAGGGCTATGCAAAAGGCGGCGTGACAAACATGCAGCGCAAAGAGCTGGGGCGCGGCTTGGCCAAGGTGGCCAACCAGAAGAAGTCCAGCTTCACCTATCGCAAGATGGGAGGCAAGTGATGAGCAAAGCCAACGACAAGTTTGATTTCTTCCCTGCGAACACCAAGGATCCAATCAACAAGTACAAGCAGCCCAAGCCCTACAAGGATAACCTGGGTGAGAACGGCTATCCCAACGGCGTGGCCAACACCCAGACGATGCGCACGCGCGGCACGAAGCACACCACTCGCGGCAACAGCAACAGCTTGAAGATGGGCTGAGATGAACTACGACGAGCTGTTTGAAACGATCAAGGGATACGTCGAGAACGACTTCCCTGGGACGACGTGGACGGATCCTGCTGGGACTGGGACGGTGACGTTCACCCAGAAGGAGCAGATCGACACGTTCATCAAACAGGCCGAGCAGCGCATCTACAACACGGTGCAGCTTCCGGCGTTGCGGAAAAACGTGACGGGCAACTGCACCATCAACAACAAGTATCTGGCCATGCCCAGCGACTGGTTGTCGATGTTCTCTCTTGCCATCATCCGAGCTGACGGCACGCAGGAATATCTGCTGAACAAGGACGTTGAGTTCATCCGTTCTGCGTTCCCGGATCCTACGGACATAGGGGAGCCCAGCCACTACGCCATCTTTGACAACAACACGATGATCTTGGGCCCGACGCCAGATGCCTCCTACAACATGGAGATGCACTACTACGGGTATCCAACCAGCATCGTGGACGCGCCCGGCGGGACGACATGGCTGGGTGATCGTTTTGACAGCGCGTTGCTGTACGGCAGCCTGATGGAGGCATACACCTTTATGAAGGGTGAGACTGATGTCATCCAGATCTACAAGGCGCGGTATGACGAGGCGTTGGCGTTGTTGAAGGCGCTTGGCGACGGCAAAGATCGTCAAGATACTTATCGCACCGGCCAAGTGAGGTATCCAGTCACATGATGATCGAATCGATGCTCCCTGTAGTCAATAGCGTTGAAGTCAGAACCACGAGTCACCGGGGCTTTACGCCCGAGGAGGTGGCAAACCGTTGCGTGGAGAAAATCATCTCCATTGGCGACCAGTCGCATCCAGCGATTCGTGATCAGGCGCACGCCTTCAAAGAGTACATCCACGCTGTAGTCACCTTCTACATCAAGGATGCAATCCGCAACGATAGGCACACTATCGCAACCCGTCTTCGGGATGCCGGGCATCCTGAACTTGCAATCATTCTGGAGGAATAAATCATGCCATTCACTGGTAACTTCATGTGTACCAGCTTCAAAGTGGAGCTGATGCGCGCTATTCACAACTTTACGGCCAGCACTGGCAACACGTTCAAGCTGGCGATGTACACCAACAGTGCTTCGTTCACTGCTGCGACCACGGCCTACACCACTACCAATGAGGTGACGGCCAGCGGTTCGTATTCGGCTGGCGGGGGCACGTTGACCAACGTCACGCCCACCAGCTCGCGGCGCGCTGATTTACAACGACACGGCCACTGGTGACCCCACGGTTGTGGTGCTGGACTTTGGTTCGGACAAGACTTCGACCAGCGGAACTTTCCAGATCATCTTCCCCGCAGCCGACGCCTCAAATGCAATCATCCGCATTGCTTGATAGGGCGCAGACGTGGCAGATGTCACCGTACCGCTTGGAGGCTGGGGTGCCCTAAGCTGGGGTGAGGCAGCCTGGGGACAAGGCTCAGTCAGCCTGACCGGAACGGGTCAGGTTGGCTCAGTCACGACCACCGCTGGCGCAAATGTCAGCGTTACGGGCGTTTCCGCCACTGGTGCGGTGGGTTCTGTCTCCATTACTGGGGGCGCAAATGTCACGGTAACGGGCCTGTCGGCGACCGGAGCAGTTGGCTCTGTAACCGTTGCCGCCGATGCCAACGTGTCCGTCACTGGAGTGGCGGGCACTGGGCAGGTTGGGACTGTTGAAGCTCGGGCCGGGGCTGACGTAAACGTCACCGGCTTGTCTGCGATTGGACAAGTCGGCTCCGTCACTGTGGTGGCGGATGCCAACGTCAGCGTAACAGGTGTTACCGGCACCGGGGCCGTGGGCTCCGTGTCTGTGACTGCTGATGCAAACGTCACCGCAACCGGGCTATCTGCAACCGGCCAAGTTGGCTCTGTCACGACATCGGCGGGCGCCAATGTGTCGGTCACCGGCTTGTCTGCTACAGGCCAAGTTGGCACCGCAGGGGTGCAGGCTGGCGCCAATGTCAATGTTACCGGGCTGTCGGCCACGGGCGCCGTTGGATCTGTCACGGTATCTGCCAATGCAAATGTGACAGTGACCGGACTGTCGGCTACCGGCAGCGTTGGTTCGGTGCAGGCAATACCGGGGGTTAATGTCACGGTAACAGGCGTTACCGCCACCGGCCAAGTTGGTTCTGTGACCACTGCGTCTGGCGCCAATGTGACAGTGACCGGACTGTCGGCTACCGGCAGCGTTGGTTCGGTCACCGTGACGGCAGACGCAAACACCAGCGCATCTGGGCTTTCAGCGACTGGTCAGGTGGGATCCGTCACCGTGGCTGTCAATGCAGACGTGTACGCCACCGGGGTGTCGGCTACTGGTCAGGTCGGGCAAGTTCAATCTGGCAGCATAGTTGTAGTTGACCTTGTTGGCGTCAGTGCCACGGGCGCAGTTGGGTCAGTAACAGCGCAGGCGGGCGTTGAGGTGTCGCTAGTCGGCCTGCAAT